TTATTTTTTAGCCGCATTATATGTTTGAGCTTGGTCTTTTGAAATATATTCAGCTTTCACCAAATCATTTACAGTTGGTTGTTTACCTGTCTTCACTTCATAAAGCTCCATCTGACTTTCGACAACTTTGACAACAGCAGCATCTCCTTTTTCATGCACAACCTCTTTTTGCTTGCTCAAGTTTGGCACAAATAACAGCATCAAGACACCAATGATTAGCAAAACAATCAACATCTCAATCAAATATATTAAATTTGTTTATTAAATAGGAAGAAAAAGACGGTCATCAGACCGCCTTTTATTTTAGTTTTACCTCATTTTCTTTTGCGTATTTTGTTAATTTGATAGCGTTGTTGTATGACATACGCCCGACATCTGTAACGCCGTTTGCGTAATTTGATAACGTCTGTTCAGATATTCCTGTTGCTTTAGAAATCTGATAACGTGAATTATTCGTTAGTAAGTTTAAAATTTCTTGTTTTGATAATACTTCAATCATATTACTTCCCTTTAATCATCTTTTGCTATCCATAGATATACTAAGAATACAAAAGCAAAAATAATAAAATACTTCATAATTTTAACCAGTTATGATATACTCAACATAGTAGGTGTGGGAGCTTTCGCTCCCGTTCCCACTACAGAACCTTATTTAAACTTCCTTGGTTGGGCTGTTTTTTGAGGTTCTTTTTTTGTTGCTTTGATTACTTTGGCTACGCCCGTTAAAGCTGAACCAAAACCTGTTAAAGCAATTCCGATTGAACTGATAAGCTCAATTATTTCTGAGGTTTTCATAACTTTTTTCCTTTCTGTAGTTTCCTTGTCTAAGGTTTTATTTTTTTACCTCCCTCAACCTTACATATATATTATACTACTATTTATAGTAGTAGTTAACACTTTTTATAAACTTTTTTGATATTTTTTAAATTTTTTGGTCCGTTTTAACGGACTTTTTTTAGTTTTGTGGCTATAACAGCAATAAAAAAGCTCCCAACACAAAGTCGGGAGCGTTAAAGGTTAACTAATTAATTATACTATTTATGTTATAATATAACAAAAGCGAGCGAGGTAGTAAAATGAAAAATCCTTTCAAATACGGAAAATTTTGCGGAAAATGGTATCCAGTTGTTAAATTAGAATTTAGAATACACGGTTTAGCTGATATCAAACTAACAAAAATCATTAAAGTCGGCAAGAGATATGTTGGTTTGACGATTTTTAAAAATGACATTGTATCTAGTCGCTTATTTATTTTATAGATAAAAAAGAAGCCCTAAGCAATCGCTTAGAGCTTTTCTTTTGGCTTAATTGTAATAATTTACCAAGTCGTCTTTATCACGACAAGAAAGCCAGACTGTACCGAATTGACCGAACTCAAATTTACGCCAGTAATATCCGCCATAATATCCGCCTTCGCCAGTATCTGTGATATGAGCCTCGTCAATCTCAAATGAGAAGTACATACCTGCTTTAAAGTCCTTGTCTTGACCGTCAGGCAAGTTGTTGCCGTTTTCATCTACCCAGTTTACCAGACCAACAGGAATACCGTTGTCAGTCCAATCAAACCCAACAGGCGCTAAATAGTCGCATTTGATTTGATAGATACCGTTAACGAAAGCTACCTGATTAGCTAGGTAGTAAGCCTTGCTGTCTGGTTTACGACCGCCAGAAACAACTGTGTTAGGTTGTGTAGCTGTTGACCCGCTAAAGCGCCAAGCTTCGATATAAGCTGGTCTAGAGTTATTGTAGTAAGCGTCCCAATTGTGAGATGATACCGCTGTACCTGCTTGTCCGCCAGTTGAATAGTCAACGCTGATGAACGTATTAGCATCTTCCAGTACGCCAACATGACCGCCAGCACCACCAGATTGTGACATATCAGCACCCCATGACATCATGACAATGTCCCCACGCTGTCCGTTCCAATCTGTATTTTTAGACACACGATAGAAGCCGTTCTTGGCTAATTGTGAGCCTAGAGTGACCGTTGACGGTAAACCAATGATATTTACTCCTGCTTCTTTCAAAGCCTGAGAAATCGAACCAGAACAGTCTGCTGTGCCGTCTGAGCCGTTACGACTGCCATACATGCTATAAGTAAGTTTGCCTCGACGACTTTCAAACCAGTTGATTAAAACATCTGTATTCATTTATTTTCTCCTTTCCAGCTATCATTCATTTCTTTTACTGCTGCTTCAATAAACATTTCAAGCTGACTATCAGATAAATAGATATTGTATTGCTCTAACGCTTTCTTGACTTTCGTCTTAGCAGCATTTAATTTTTGTTCGCCTTTAGTGTCCTCATTTGCAATCTGCTCCACTGCGTTAACAGCATTTTTTGCCACGATTTCAACAATACGCAAAGCTTTTTCTCCACCCTCTTTAAAGAGGTAGTCCTTTACTGTTTTCACGATAAAACCAGCAAAGCCAGTTAAAATAAGCATAATGCCTTGTAAAATTACATCATTCATTTTCTTACTCCTTTAAAACATCTGTGTATTTCTAACAACATCTTCTAAATCGTCCACTTTCTCTTGCAAAACTGATATGTCTTTGCGAGTTTCTAGTGAGAGATTATTAACAGCTTCTGTCAATCTAGCCATTTGCTGTTGGTTTTCAGTAGCAATCCGATTATTGGAAGCTAACAGTTCCTTATTCGTCTCCTGAAAGCCAGTCACTAACTTCTTGATGACCCAAATCATACCGCTGATTAAAAGCAAGATGACTAAGATAATAGCTATAGCTAAAACTCCGCCAACTTTATCAATCGTCCAAGTTGCTCTCATGGCTTCATGAATAATATCTTGTCCCACCATAAGCCCCTCTACTTTCTAAGCTTATTCAGCAACATCTTCTTTCGTCAGCTCTTCTAACAGCTCATCATCTTCAACCATTAGCGCAATTTGCGCTTTAACTTTTGGTTTTAGTAATTTTGGAATTTTAGCATATTGGTAATTTCCTGAGATAACGTTAATTGCGTAAAGTTTAATCATCATATCTATTCCTCTTTCTATTTCATTTTTGAGTTTCTTCACTAATTTCATCTGCTAGTACTCCTTTATCGTAAAGTTGGGTGATAAGGTCTAACAGTGTAGCTTGTGCTACTTCTGAATTTTCGTTGTAATTTTTGATTTTCTCATCAATCTCGCTGAATTTCTCGTTTTCGTACTTATCACGGAAATTCTTTTGATAGATCACATTAAGAGCCAACTGTTCTAGTTCAGTATTAGTCAAGTCGATCTTGTCAGCTTCTAACAAGACAGGGTAGATAGCACCCTCATCATTTGTCAAGACTACTTTCGTACCTTTAACTGAGCCGTCCAATTCAAACTCTTGTGATTTTGAGCTAAATGTTAAATCCATAATTTTTCCTTTCTATTCCGCAGGAAATGGGTCTGTAGTTAAGTAAGTAACTGTCCCCGTCCATACGTGGTTACCTGTGTAGCTATTTGTAAGCCTGATTTTCCCATCAGTTGCTAAATGCAAGACTGCCCAAGCGTTAACACTGTTTGAAACGTTACCGCTCAAATTCATATGTACTTCGAAAGCGGGTCTGTAACCAAGCGGGATAGTTTCAGACACTTCCACATATTCGCACTGCTTATTAATATTTGAAATTGCCCTGTGCCAAGTAAGCTGAACTTGATTACCAATCCTAGTAGCCGTCGCCTTGCTTGAATATGGCATACCGATTTCTTTACTATATGATTTGGTTTGATTCACCGCTGTGAATTCGGCGACCTTGTTTTGAACAGCATAATATTGCCAAGAGCCCCAAGTTTTGTTGGTCTGAACGCGATAAGCTGAAACATTCCCATAAAAAGCGATAGCTTCTTGTAAAACATAACCGTTATTATTTGTGTGTTTCGTCACACGAATATAATTCCAGCCATTTGCGGGAGCGTGTAATAGATTGCTGCCATTGTAACACCCCGGGCTAGTGACATCATTTAAATCACTACCATCTGTTAACATGATAGCTGTACCATCGTTTCTAGTTAGCTGATGGTGCTGAATCTCTTTATTTTTGTACTTAAACACCCAATCACTATCTACAGCATTCGTATTTTCTGGGAATTTACCAAAACTTACAGCTGTTTCCGCCATCCCCATAACCATTTTTTCGGGAGATACGGGAGGAGCTTTAACTGTACCTGAACTTGTCAAGGCATCTTCAAGCACGCCATAAACTTCATAAGATTTTCCAATGTCAAACGTTCCACTAAGTGTTGCTTTTGAATTCGTTAACGTATTAGTGACTTTATCGTTAACGCCTGCGCCAGTATCAGCCGTATAAGTAGTTGAGCCAAATGGTGCTGTCTTAAAACTAAGTTTAAAGCTATTCTTTTGCACGTTGCCAATTCTAAGTGGCGCTATCTTAGCCGTTCGACTAACGACAATCTTATCTGATGATTGATTGGTGTCGCCACGAATTGCCGTGAATGTCAGCGTTGGCAAGAAATACTCTAATACCGTTATGCTTGTCGTAACAGCGTTGCTAGAACGTCCACGACTATCAACCACCCACGCTTTAACCTGAGCTGAACCATTCCACTTCATCAATCCTAAATTGCCATTGTTGGCATTTGTAGATTGATTCTTGTTAACAATTTCAGCGTGATAATCTGTGATGGTAGAGCCTTGCACGCCAGTAGCGCTGTTAAACGCTACTTTAATGTCTGACACGATTTCAGCGAATGTATTAGCTGTATTTAGCAGATTTTTAACTGCTGCGTTGCTATCCGTCAGCGTAATGCTACCAAGCGTTGGTGTCATGCTCGTTGGAACATTCAAGGTTAACTGTGCGGACTTGCTACCGATTTTGGTAGAACCGCTGTAAGTATCTACCGTAATATTTCCCCAACCGCTTGACGCACTTGGGATTTGTGTTGCTAGATTAAGCGGTGGTGTCCAACTTACAGATGTACCAACACCAGTCGCAATCGTGCCAGATAAGTTACCAAAGTAGTATTTGACTGTATGTGTGAAACTGCTGACCTTGCGATTGATATTGATTGTCATTGCACTTCCAAGCGTGCCCGTCATGTCACTGACCGAGCTAGCTCGCGGGATATCTGGTAACCTGTAATCAAAAGCTACCATAGCTGAACCGTATCCGCCTGTATTTAGACCGACTGATAACTTGACCCCGACCGTCTTAGTCCCATCATTATTATGACCAACGTTGTAAGTATGGTCCCAGATTTTTTGTGCTGAATTGGTACCAATATTGATACCGGGGTGCTCGATAGCACTTCCGCCGTTGATTGTAATTGTAGCGTCAGCGCTCACACCCCACATACTTGCATAGCCATTTGTATGTAAGTAAGCGGTGACGTGTACAGAACTGTAGTTCCCTGCAATATTTTGACCTGTAAGCTCTGCTTTTAATTCAAGCGACATATTACGTCCGTATTGTCCACTAAAAGAAGCCGTTGCCATAAGTCCTCCTTTCGTTATTTAACAAAGTATGTCGCATTGACATACTCGTTCTTTGGATGAGCACGAGTGATATAATGTCCCAATTGCAAAGACATTGTAAATACGCCATTATCAATGTGGAGCATTCTTTGACTGATGTAAGCTACCTCTGAACCACCACTTTGAAATGAAATGCGGTCTGGCGTGACAACGACTTTAGTCGTACTGTCGTTTGCACCAATAATCATTCCGCCATTTCCTTGCGTGATGTACGTGTCCATGAACTTCAACTTTTGAGAGTATTCCATAATTGGTTCAATGTCTTTGACACGTTCTTCAATGGCTTTTGTTATCTCAATAATCTTCTGACGACCGTCTAAATCTTCTTTTTTAAATTATTGATAAACGTTTCAAGCTCTGATACTTGTTGCAGAGTAGCTAGTGCTTTCATCTCTGTTTCCATCTGCAATCGTTTAGCTTCTAGCGCATTCAGCTGTTCTTGCGTGAGCGCTTGGTCTGCTTTGCTGTCAATGTCAGCTTGTATGTCCTCTGGTGCCCATACATGACCAGTAGCCACATTTCCAAACTGCACCATGACACCAGTCACCCAAGCTGACCCGCTTTTAGCACCTTCGAGGTTAAAACGAATAGTAGTTTTAAGCTGGTCGTATGACTTGATAGCTGCATAGTCGTATGTGTACGTTATATACTTCCAGTCTGACGTCCCAACAAAACCTCCTAACGTTAGATAGCTAGCAGTCGAAGTCGCGCCTGTCGAGCTGTTTTTGCAATACAACGTGTGTTTAAAACAATTAAATACATTCCAGCCGTTCGTGCCTTGAACAACATTCTCGTATTTAACCCAAGCGCTGAAAGTGACTTTACGATAAAGTCTAGAGCTGAAATCTGGTTCTATATTAAAAGCTAATTCGTTATTGTTCGGAATACGGTAACACTTCTTCTGACCTGTGACGTGATTGTCTGGTAGTGTTTCTTCTACGAAACCACCAGTAGCTTTCGATTGAATCCAGAGATTTCGTCCACTAACTTCAACACCAGCCCGTCTATCCATCCACGTATATTTGTTTGGGTCTGTACTGCTCGTTTGTGTGAAATCGGTGTAATACCCTTGATATTGCTGACCAGACTCTTTAAAACTAAAAGCAGTTCTACCGTCTGCCGATTCTGCGTAAGCCATGTGGAAATAGGACGTTTTCCCGTCAGCACCTGGTTTCCCTGGCAAGCCTTGGTCGCCTTTCCACTTGCTCCACCTATACTTAGTCGGGTCATTGCTTGCTGACTCATTGAAATCAGCGTACCAACCCATGTATGCTTTTGGTATAGTTAAACTAAAACCGCCACCAGTAGCATTATCCGCAAAAGCAAAGTGCACATGCGAAGTTTGACCGTTCGCCCCTGTATTACCCTTCTCGCCAACACCACTATATTCCCAGACAGTATCATTTGTACCGTCTGTGTAATACGTGATAGTTCGTTTCCAGATGTACGTGCCGTCAGGAGCGGCCATAGGGCTTGTTAAAGCACCAAAATTATTCTGGTCAGTGACAAGTGGTTGCCCGTTTTCATCAAATACCTGAGCGTCGTATACACGATAAGCGGTTGAAAATCCACTAGTCGATGACTGTTCAAGCTGAACATAAACTCTACCCTTGGTTTTTCCATTTGGGACTGTTAAAGTTCTTTCCCAAATTCCTAGCCCATCTTCACTAAGTTCCCCTACCAGAGTAAGGGCTGCTAGACCATCAAATTGATAACCAGACGTTCTTTCCGTGTACCAGATACCGCCTTTAAGATTAATAGTCCCTTTTGTTTTTTGAGCAATAACCCTAACTGTATATTTCTTTCCGCTGACAACGTCAAACTCATTAGCAAAAGCATGGTCACGACCACCGCAATCATAAACCCCTAGCGGATGTTTAGTTGCGGATAAGCCGTGCCAAAACGTTACCTCAGTTCGGTCAATCGCCCTTTCCGCTAGGTTCACCAGAGTCATCTGACTCGTTGCTATCAACTTGCTCATCTTTTACCTCTTCCTGATCATCTTCGACCCAGCGTTTGATATCAATACCTGGACCATATGTATTCCAAAGCACTCGAATTGCATCAGATTTATTATCAACAGGAACTTCAACGATTTGTCGTTGTTCAGCAATTTTTACATCTGCTTTAATCATAACGTGTATCCTCCTTTATTCCCAAACTTCGCACTTATACATAGCTTTGGCTGCAATCTCAGTAGCATTAATGCTAATAGACTTCCCAGTTTTGTACGCATTACCAGCACCACCAAAGTTTGCATCCATAACACCATTTTTATCGTATTTAGACCATTTATAAGTCTTACCAGTACCTGCGGTATCGAGTTCTTCACCATTGCGGTAAAGGCGTGCTTTCACCACTGTGGCACCTTGATTGTTTTTAAAGATATTACCCGCACTAGAATCTAGCACCAAACTATAAGGGTCAGACATATCGACCAGGGTACATAATCCAGTTGTTTTACTACCGTTAAATGCACCGGACTTGTTGATACATACAACTTTAAAAGTTTGAGAGTTAACAACAACAGCAGGTGTTACAGTAAGGATACCTTGTGATGTTGTAGTTGCAGTAGGCTCAACGTTTGGCGTTTGTCCTGCAGTTTTACTAGAGCATAGGTGCCAACCAATTCCTCCATCAGCATCATATCCAGCTACTGTGCTACCAGTAATACTTGTATCTTGGTAGAAGAACTTTAATTGTTTGGTATCGTTTGTCAAGACGTTTCCTCGATAAAGGTCCGCGTTAACTGTAAGACTTGCAGGAGTATTGTTTCGGAAAGTAGTACCATTGCCGGCATACACATTTAAGACTTGAGTTTCTTTACCGATTTGAGTGAGAAACAAGTCAATATCGGCACTAAAGTTTACATCCAAGCCAGTTAGAGGGTCACGCCATACACCAGTAACTTCAAAGCGTGCTCCACCTTTAGATACGTCGATGTTTAGTTTTGAAGTCAAAACTTGATTATTTGCGCCCGAAACAAACTGATTATCGGTAGTAGTTTTTGAAGTAATTTCAATCTTAGTAGCCCCATCAACATAATACCAGCGAACGTTGCTAGTTCCACCAAGAATACTTGCTGTTGAGCCTGCTTTTGTAAGGTTGAGCGTTAACACCTGAGGTGTTGAAGCATAAGATGGATTATAATTTCCAGACGTTTGACTATAAACTTGCGTTGTAGGTCTACTAGCTGTGATAAACGCATTCAGTACAGGCGCATCTGACAAGTCTACGACTGTTATCTGTCCTGCCGCGATAATTCCCATAATATTTTTTCTCCTTTTAAACTCGTTTGCCGACGTATTGGACTTCGCACGAGAATGTGGCTCGTCTAAATACGTCAGTTTCTGTGATTCTTATTGATTTTTGAGAGTACGAATGATCAGCGTTCCAATGTTCGTCTGGTGTTTCATCGCTATTGACTTTCTTCCAAACGTAGCTGAACTCAGTGCCATCCTTGTCAATTTCCTTGTTTCCACGCCATAGAGTGGCTGTCAGCGTGCTTGCTATGACACCGTTCTTAAACGTGTTACCGTTTGACGTCAGGATGACTAAATCAATCTGCTCGACCATATTAGCTAGCGTGATTTCCGTAGTGGCTACTTCAGTATTTCCGACATAGCCCGAGACGGTTAAAACCGCTGTGTCAGTGATGTCTTTAGCTTGGACACGGTATTGCATACCGACTGTGACCACGCCGTCCAAAGCCCAGCGCCATGAGACGTCCCGACTAACAACTTTGCCACCTTTCCAAAGTGTGGCTTTTATTAGACTTTCGCCCTCATTGTTCTTGAACATCGTTCCATTATCCGTCGAAATGCGAATATTGTACGGTTTTGCATCTTCTACTAAACGTTCAAGTTCGCTCTGGATGTCGTTAGATAACTTGCTTTGCAAAGCTCTAAAATTTCCAAGTGTGGTCTTCCAGTTTTTTTAGTCGAAAAGCTTAGCTTTTGTTCAAAAATACGTGCTTCAATCAGCAATGTGTTAGCAAAGCCACCATCTGAGAGCTCTACTGTGTCTCCAATATCTGCATCAATATAGCCGTCAAATTCGTATGTTAATTCTGGATAAGCTGACGCTTTCAACTGTTTCAAACCTTCTGTCTCAAGCTGCTGAACGCTTTTGACGTTAAAGTCCATGTCACGTCTAGTCCATTGATCTGATTGAGTTTCCGACGTAAACGTTGACGGATAAAGCTGTGCTGAAATAGGCGCATAGAGAGCATCGCCACGCTTGTAAAACTCAACGATGCCTTTATCATTCTTGAGCTCCCAGTTTGGCAAGCTTCCGATAGTCAATTTCTGATCACTGTTCTCTTCACTTTGAGCAGTTGGCACAATCATGTTAAAGATATTTGTCTTGTCAACCTTGCGCTTGATTGACTTAAGATTCTTCCCATAAACCAGCGTAATGTCTTTTCTGTCACGCCCAACGCCGTGATAATTAACGCCGTCATTTTCGTGATAAACATTGACCAAAAACTGCTTGATAGTACTGTCATCGTTGAGATATGTTTTAAATTCGATTTCAGCATCAAATTTGTTCGCAAGTGAAATAAGTCTGGCAAGTTTGGTGTCTTGCCCTTCCCATTCCAAAGTGCGCTTGTAATCTGAAATCTCATTAATACCGATGGATAATTTAGTCATATTTAGTAAATCCATAGCATTACAGTACTCAACAAATGACATAGCTCTGTCTGCTTTAAACGGATTTGAATATTCGTTAATAAGTTCTAGGTTTAAATTCTCACAATAACATTTGATTTTCTTTTCATCTTCTTCAACAGTCATCACATTAAACAGAAACGTCTCGCCTTTATATTCAAACGACACAAAGGCACGTTCGTTCAAATAGCTGTATGTTCTGTTTAAGACTGTATCTGAAACAAGCGTCTTCTTAGAGATGCTAAACTCATACGTTGACGAACCTGTTTGTAGATTACGTGTCCAAGTATCGTCGTAAAAACTCAATGTGCCTTGCTTCTCGTTGTCAATAAACGCTACTTTCTTCAAATGTGCATCGTGTATTGTTAGAAGCATCTACAAGCTCCTTTTCTCAAACTCCACTTTGACTGTAGGCATTTTCTTGATCCATGATGAGAAATAGATGTCTAACTCAGACTCGCCAGGCGGAACACTCAAGAAATGATGTGAGCCCTGTACGATATCCTCATTTTTATTCAAGTTATCTTTCATCACTGTGTCTGTTTCGTTGTTAATAACAACGGTTGAGCCCATAGCATAGCGGTTCGGGATGTCTCTAGTACCTGTCACAAAATCTTTGCGATAAACGATATCATCAAGATAAACGTGTGTCACTCCAGGTTTGCCCCCTACGCTCCCAAATATAACACTGACTTTAGCGGACTTTTTACCCTTTATCTCAGGGATGTTGTATTCTTTGTATTGACCGTTCCAAAAAAACTGTATCCAGCCATCTTTCCTGTAGATATCTGACCAACCTCGTGGCTCATTAAATGGATTTTGACCGTCTAAATGCGTACACCAAAATGTATAGCGATCAAGAAAACGATAGCCGCCTTTGCCGTCAGAAACCATGAAATTATATTCAGTCGTTAGACTGTTAGAACGTTTAAATGTCTCTGTTCCGTATAGAAATTGACCGTTTTCGTCCGATACAACAACTTTCATAAATCCGTACTGCGATTGATGTCCAGCCCAAAAAATCTGTCTCCACCAGATGTACTCATATAGCGCTCCTGCCTCTCCTGCGCTATCTGCTGGTATGTCCCAAGTAATGGACGCAGATGTCCCGTTTTTCAAGTGGATGTGTGGTCTTCCCCAAGCGTTGTCTATCTCAAGTTGTCCGTCTAGTACCTCTTGAACATTACTAATTGCCTCATTAAATTTACCCTCTTCAAATCCATTTAAAATCCTTGTTGGTCCAGTGTTTGATGTGTAATCAAACAAGATTTCAGATTTCTTGTATTCTTCTGAGTCTGCTTCTTCCTTACTTCCAAGCTCAAAAGCGCCATTTTGACTAACTAGTCCGACATAGCCGTTTTCTGAATTATGTTTAATCGTGATAATCGGATAAGCATCTACATTCCCCTCATTATTGATTTTGAACGTCATTTTATTGCCGTTCCAGGTAGGCTCTTCAAAACGTGCATCTGTCACCGAATGAGCCACTCCGTCAGGGATTAAGATAGTGATTTCTGAACGCTGAAACCAACGTGTGATATTGTCGTGTGAAATGTCATCAACAGGCAAGCCTAAATAATACTTGTCTGGTTCATCTGCATATGTAATCTTGACTGGTTTATCAACATTGAAAACACCAGCTAAATCATGTTTGAGCTGTTCAAGCTCTATTTCTGATTTCCCTTTGATGTCAAATTTGATTTTGTGTTCTTTAGCTCCGATTTTAATTTCTTGGATATTCACCCCCAAAAAAGGAGAAGTGTCAGTTGACACTGTCCTTTTGTTACCAATCGGGCGAATAATGTCAGTAATTCTAAAGTATTGAGACATCTCAACACCGTTAAAAGTCATTATTTCTGTCATGGTCTACCCCACATTCTGTTAGTACGTGTAATCTGTGTTTGTTGATAATCTTGATATCTATCGCTAGTAGATGCGATAAGCGTGTCATCATTCAATCGCATGTCGATTGGACGGTCTGCGAGTCTGCCCATTGCATCTATAGCTTTTTCCATTACTTCGTTTGATTTTTCTTGTACAATCTCAATTTTTGCTTTGATTGCTTTATCTAAATCGGATTTAACCTGGATACTGTGTGAGAAATTAGTTGATCCAGCTCCGATTAGGTCTTCAGCTTTATAGCTAAACGCTTGAACTTTGTCATACATTGCTCCCAAAGCATCATTAACTGTATAGCTATCTTTCTCAATACCTACTGCCACACCTTGTGCAATATAGCGACCTACATTGTCACGAAATAGGCGTGATGGTGAATGAATTTTGGCTTTTGCTCGTGCCGCTCTCTCTGCTTGTGCTACTAACGCATTAGCAGCTGCCGTCACACTTCCAAGAGCTGACATCATACCACTAGCCAAACCTTGCCCGATATATGCACCAATTGCACGCATTGAACCGACTCCAGACATCCCTGCTGCACGTACAGACGCCATAAGAGAACTCATTGCCGACCTTGCACTACCAGCACCGCTAGAAATACCTTGAGCGATATTTTGAGCTGTTTGTTGACCAATCATGCGTCCTTGATTTTTCATCTGATTTCCAATAGATGTAACAGCACTAAGCATTGCTTGCATTGACGATTGCACTTGTGTGCGCATTGAGCTAAACGCTGAAATAACAGATTGTGTCGCTGAAATGATTGAACGCATTTGAGATGCTGAACTTGCCGCACTCGCACCAATATTTGCAAAACCGCCTGAAACTGACGATAGAGCTCCACCTAAAGCGCCTACTCTACCAGCTAACGCACCAAACGACGCTCCTGCCATTGCTGTTGCTGCGCCCATTGACAAGATGCGTGCGTTAAATGCACTAATAAGTCCACCGATGACGGTAAACGTGCCATTGATGACCATCGCTCTAGCACCAAACATTGCAAATCCCGCTGTAGCAGATAAGATTGTTGGTGTTAAACTCATCAATTGTGCTTTAAATGCTGCAATTGGTGCATTAACAGCTGATAATCCAGCAATACCAGCGACTGCTTGAGAAACGAATACTGGGAAACCTGCACCAGCCACCGTCATCATCGCTGGCAAAAGAGACAAATTGGTCTTGAGTGTTGTAATCACTGCATCAAACTGACTTAAAGCAGCTAACGAAATCATTGCGCCAGTCGCAAACTGAGTCATACCAGTTCCAACTTGTGTCATTGCCGAGCCGAGCTGGCTCATCCCTGCTGAATGACTAGCCATTTTACCGAGACCACTAGCTGTAGTAGCTAAAGTTGCTGCTAAATCGCCTAGTTTTAAATCAACTAGCATCTTGACACCTTGCGCCATCTGCTTAACGCCATTACCAGCATTGAGAGCGGCATTCCCCATTGAGTCGAAAATGCCCGCAATACCGTCTAAAACGTTTCGAACGGCGTCGCCGAAACCAGTGATAACACCCTTAGCACTGTCCAGAATGTTGCTGATTTGCTCACCTAACGTCTTGAACAGGTTGGTGATTGAGTCAATAATCGGACTGATTTGACTGATTAGGTTGTTAAACGCATCTACTATTTGAGATAGTACTGGAGCTACCGCTACGACCATCTCTGTAATCGCTGGGATAAACGGTGATAGCGCTTGAATAATTTGAACAATAGCGTTAGACACTACCGTCACAATTTGAACGAAAGCACTACTAATAATTCCAACGATTGGTGTAATAGCAACAGCAATTTGAGAGATGGCTGTGCCGAGAGATGTAATGATTGGTGGCAAAATCGTACCAAGCATTAAGCCGATTTGTGTTATCGCATTGCTAATAGCTACAATAATAGGCGGTAAAGCCACACCAACGGATGCAACAACCGAGCTTATTGCATTACCTAAAGCTGTGATAGCTGGTGCTGTTGCACCAATTGCCACACCGACTGCTACTACTAAAGGCGCTAGGTTAGCTAATGCACTTGTGACAACTGGCAATACACCAGAAACTGTTACAATTGCCTGAGCGAAAGCACCGATAATTGCCGTTGCTACTGTTGCAAAGGCTGTACCAAGCGCTTGAATAATCACGGACACACCTGCGCTTTGCGTTGCTAACAAAGTCAACGCTGACACGATAATTCCTACACCTGCACCAATACCAACGGCTGCAATACCGACTGCTGTGCCTAATGCAATAATATTTGCTGGTCCAGCCATTTTAAGAGCCGTACCTAATCCAACAAAAGCATTTGCCAAGCCTGTACCAATCCCTTTTGCTGCAACAGCAATACTAGTACCCACCGATTTAATGACCGATGCAAGACCTTGTAAGATTTGAGCAATCTTAGATTTACTTTGACCTACAGCTTCTGTCGCACCATCTGCTCCGTCCTTAGCGTTCTTCTTGAACATTTTGAACGGATTAAATGACTTGATAAATTCAAGTCCCTTCATGCCTTTTGAAACTAAGTTAGTCCCTGCTGAAAACGCCATCAAACCAGCAATACCACCGACTAATACATTTGTAAAACCTTGTACAATGCTTGGATCTAAACGAGAAACAAAGTCAGCTATCGCTTTAACCACTTGAGCTATAACTTTTGCAACATTGCCAATTACTGTCCCAAGCGTTGACCAAATAGAAGCTTCACCAACCTCTGAAACAAGATAGCTATATGCTGCAATCACGCTATCAATAGCCCATTTAATCTGTTGCATCGCTCCTGTTTCTGCAAAACTGTCCATAAATTTCTTGACGGCTTTTGCTCCTGTTCTAACCGTTACTATCAGAGCTGATACGTAATTACTAGCTGTCATGAGCCATGACCAGCCACCACCAGCAACACTATTAAAAGCACCAGCTATTGAACTCAACGCACCTTTAACACTGTCTAATGCGCTTTTGAATTTCATGACAAAAATGGGGTTAAAGAACATTTTCATAGCTTGCTCAGCTTTAGCCATTATTCCCTCAATGTCGATACCATCAAGCGCTTTGCCAAGATTATCAGCTAACTTGTCAAAGTTAATTTTGTCTAAAGCATCTGTAAGCGCTACAACTGTCTTAATCCCGAATTGATTAAGCTTTTCAAACGCTGGCATCAGCTTGTTAGATAGTGTTTCTTTCGCACCATCTATGGCTTGGTCAACTGTTTTAAACTCTGTAGCCATTTTCTTGAATTGGTCACTATTACCAACCTTAGCTACTGCGTTAAAGAAGTCTTCTGTCGCAATTTTTCCATCTTGAACGGCTGTTACCATTTCAGATGTAGACATACCCATTTCTTTGGCAACTGCTGCGATACCTGCTGGTGTTTGTTCGAGCATCAATTTAAAATCTTGCCATTGTACCTTAGGCTTAGCAGCCATCTGCGTAGCTTGTTGTGACAAGGTCTTCATGGCTTGTGTTGGGTTTTCGGCTGCTGCTGCAAGCCCACCAAACCCCATAACAAGTTGATCGGTATTTTTGATACCAACCGCCGCTAACTGACTGTACGTTTGCGCCATGTCAGACGCACTATAGATTGTCTGTGTAGCATAATCTTGCAAGGTACTTTTGACTTGACTAATCTTCTTACTGGTTTCTTCTGACGCTCCCCAAACTTGCGTCAAGTTACCTTCAAACGTCTTCCAAGCTTTTGTATTAGAGCTCAATTCGCCGTACATACTAGTAAGACCGCCTTTAAGTGCTCCAATACCAGACATCAAAGCAGAACCAACTACGTTAGCAGCTAACAGTGATTTAAATGAGCCACCAATCTTATTAGCGCCATCACCTAGACTAAGTAAAGTGCTTTTGAGTGATTTCACTTCTGACTGTGCTTTTCTACCATCCATATCAATCTGGATAGTAACTTTACCTTCTGCCATATTTCCCTCCTTTCCTAATCAGGCAATGCGTACTCTTCTTGTAAAGCACGCATGCGCTGTTTTTCTTTTGCGCTGTCGCCTTTTTGTGGCTTCCACGCCCTAATTTTCATTACTTCAATTAGCTTCGTGCCGTCTGGTAAACCAGCTAACAAAGCATTAAATTTTGACCAATGCAATTTCCCTTGTTCTTCAATCAAATCAATGTGATAGGCTTGCATAAACGATGAAAAAATGAACTCGCCGTCATATTTGATTGAATACAGAGGTTTTCCGTCGTCTGAGTCTTCTCGTGGTTTTTGGGGATAACATTCCCTTCTAAGTCATAGCGCTCAACTGCATCAATCGCTCTAACGCTCTTAATATGCTTGTCAAACACTTTTGAATAAATATTCAAAGCTGTTTCAAAGTCCATATTTTTAAAATCAGAGCTATTAGTGAGCTTAACCAGTGCTAACTGTGGCTTAATCTGTACTGGAAATCTGTCATCTGACCACATATCAAAGACTTTCAAGACGTTATCGAACGAAAGAAAAAGCTGGTACTCTTTTCCATTGAGCACCAGCCTATCATCCATTCTTTTGGAAATGTCAAACATTACTCAGATAGAAACTGTTTAAAATATTCATCGTTTTGACGTTCAGCATTAACTTCGTTAATTGCTTTTGAAATTTGCAAGAACACCTTGAGATAGGTCATTGTATTTTGACCAACAGCTTTATAGAGCTTTTCAGGTGTTTCATTGTCAAACATCGTTTTAAAGAACTCGTCTAAGACAGCTTTGATTTCTTGAACTGCTCCCCAAGAGTCCTCGTTAGCAATTCCGTCAATGCTATTAGCACGCTGTTTCAACTCATCAGCTTTTGCTTGCATTTCTTTGCTTTGCTCATCGCTTGGCATGAATTCAAGCGTACAATCTCCTACTACAAATTCAATCGCATCTTGCTTCGCATCAAAATTATAAACTCGTGACATATTTCAAACCTTTCTATTCTGTAATAGCTTTCTCAATTGGCTTTTTAATCCATTTGAGTGTGCATTCGAATTCTTCATAAGCTGTCGCATCACCAGAACCAGCTTTAATGCCAGAAACGTTAGCGATTTGAGTAAATGACTTCTTGCCGTTTGACTCAACTACACGATGCCATACACGACGACCATCACCGATTTCATAGCGTTTAGATGCAATTAGAGCTTGCGCCTTATCCTCCGCATCATATAGACCAGAAACAGAGTAAGCACCAGAAACAGATGTAACCGTTTCTTCTGGTGTACCATCACCGTCATAGTAACCAGTGTCATCTGTTTCTTCGTCTGTGTCGTCATCGATAGTTTCGATGTATTTAGCCAATGGTAAGAACACATCATCAGCTGGTACAGTATCTGGCGTTCCTGGATTAAACGGTGCTACAAAGTGTTTGCGTTGGGCATTTTTTTGACGTGCCATAATTTCCTCCTCAAATTTCTAATTTTGCTTGTAATTGCAATGTGTAAACAAAATAACCATGTTCATCTTTGCCATTAATACCAGGTTTACCGACTGAAAGAGATAAGAATGTGTAAGAGTCGTCTGTGCTTGGCAAATCAATATCAAATGCTGATAACTCGCCATTCAGAAACCAAATGACATCACTTGCCAGCTGATTACTCTTACTTTTGACTGCAATTTCAAACGGTAGGCTTACTTCTCTCGTACCGTCCATAAATTCTCTGTCAATCGTTCCGCCTGGAATAGCATTGACGACCAAATCATCTTGATTATCTTTGAAATAATCTAGCCGTGCTTTCAACGGCAATTGTTTAAAATTGTTAATGTATTTTAAAAGTACTATTTGAAAGTTTTTGTTATCTTGCATCAGAACCCCATCCCTTTAGCTGCAACACGTTTCCATTTATCAACATTTGCTTCCGCTGATTTGTCATACCAAAGTTTACCTGTACCTGGTGTTGTATACTTCTTAAATACAACAATGCCGTTTGTCCCATAAAATTGAGCTCGTGCATATACTGTATTCCAAGAAACAGCGCTACCATCTATAGCTATTTGTCCGCTGGCTCGCAAAGCACCGCCCTTCATTGGGATGTACTTGTCTGTATCCATCAAAACTTGGTTAGCTAGTGCACGTTTCCCCCTCAAAACATTAGCATCAGACACCTTCCGTTCAGCGCCACTCAAATCAGCTTTTGTCCGAATGTGAAACATCAAATCACCTCTACTTCATAGCTAAAGATTTTGCCATTTAAGTAATTAGGCTCATGACTTTTAACAATGTACGTATTAGCACCATCGCTAACAGTCGCCTCATCCCAGCTGTTGTCTACCTTGACACCAGAAATGGCTGGATAAATGAAAATTGTTCCTGTTCTGTCTTTTTTCTTAGAGTTATTCGCTCCAGAAACAGAACTAGAGCGGTCAAAGCGAACGTGTTTGACCGTCAACGGTTCTGAATAAGTTAAATCACCAAAATCATTTTCTTTTTGTACTTTTTGAACAATAACAGTGTCAGTTAACAAACGCTTATCTATCATAATCAACTCCCACGACAAGGCTAAATCCTGCCTGTTTCAGAACGTTTTCGGCATCAATTGATAAATTATATTGCTGACCGCTAAACGTGCTCTCAGATGTCTTGTAATCGATTTTGGTACGTCCGATAGAAACGCTTGTCATTGTTTTCTTGTCATCAGCTGTCATGATGCCTGAAACATCCAAGTAAGCAATTTGAAACGCCATAGCAAGCTTGACTGCTTGCTTACGATAATCAAAATCATCTTCAAAGTTGATAAAACGCTTGTAGATGTTTTGTGTATACATATCAATGGCAATTTCAGCACGTTTTGCTAACTTATCAAAGTTCTCAACATCATCAAAACCAAGGTCCGAAAACTCTGCTTTAGTTAAATAAGTCATGGTAACCTCCCTAAAAGGGTGTTATCACCCTCATTCTTCTGTTTTGGCTTTCTTACCACGTCTAGCTTTCTTAGGCTCTACTGTTGTTTCTTCCTCAGATACTTCTTCAGGTACTGACTCGGGTTCTTCCTCAAGCGGTACTAGCACCTTTTCAACGTCTGGAAAAGCTTTAGCTAAATCAGCATTAACATGGTCAGCGTATTCTTTATCAAGCTCAATAGTTTCATCAACCATCACGCTTTTATTGAGCGATTTAAAGAATATGTTTTTAGCAGCTTTATATTTAGCCATTATTCACCCTCATTTTTAGATTTTTTGGTACGCTTAGGTTTCTCTTCTTGTTCTTCAACTTCTTCAACAACTTCTTGTTTAAGTTCTAGAACTTCAAAACCATCTGCGATAAGTTGTACTTCAAGCTCGCTGCCTTCTTGAACAGTGTAGACTTGATTTTCTTTGAAATACTTTTTCATCTGCTACCTCCTACGCTGATTTATGTGAGACATAAATACCATCTTCTTGTGATTTCAAAACAAACAAGTCGTGGTATAGACGGTTTTGATACAAGTAGCCGTCACCTTCTGTGTGTTGCCCTGGCGCAAAGAGATAGATAGAGTTAAATTTGGCTTTGGCAATAACAGCTGTTTTAGCAACAATCAAGAAATTAATATCTTTACCGTCCTCAGCTTTAACAAAACCTGTAGTGAAATCAAATTTAGTTTTGAAACGTGCATCATCCCAAACTTCGATAAGTTGCACACCGTCAAGAGAAGTGACACGGGTATCAATACCTTGTGGAGATGTAGTTGCGATTGAACGTGTAAAGTCTTTAGAACGTTCCAAAGCATCCATCACTTCACTAGACACGTACATAACAAGGTTAGATGCGCCAAATTTACGCATTGGCAAAATAGCAGCTTTCAAAGTGCTATAGACATTTTCTGGTGTGATGCTATCTTCTGCTTTGAAATGGTTACCAGTGATTGCTGCTGTTGCAATTTTAGAAAAGCGATAAGCATCAACCTCTGGTGTTGCATGTTCTGAAATGAAAGTATTTGAAATGTTAGCCGCTGAAAGTTCTTGATTTGTTTCATCGACATCTGCTGTATCAACAAAGAACTCTACATCACGGTCAAATCCCAATGTGTAAACATTTTTGTTGTTCGATACTGTTCCAGCGTTGTAACCTTTAGAGCGTGTGTGAGTTTTATAACCTGTTACAGAAATGGTTGGAAGTTCAAAAGAACGTGCGCCAAGCCAATTTACTCTAGGGGTTTCAAGGATTGATGTTAAAGAACCTTGCATAAGGCGTTTTTCAAATTGCCCCTCATGTTTAGTAATGTAGTTAATTGACATGATTTCCTCCTTTTTATTCAGTCAATCCCAAAGCCTGTGCAAAGGCGTCTGGTGTTGGGTCTTTTGCTGCGGGATTTCCAGTAGCAAAAATACTTGGGTTAGGTGTGTCATCGTCTGCTTTGAAAAGATAAGGGTCACTTTCCTTTAAGCCTGTGATGATGTCGTCTAGTTTTGGCTTACCGTTTTCATCCATTTCAATCGCATCAACATCGATGAATTTCATCAATTTTTCTGGATTGTAGGCATTTGTATCCTTCAAAGCTAAATTGATAGCATTTACCTTTTGAGTTTGTGCAAGTTTTGCTTCAGCATCAGCTTTGAATTTGTCATATTCAGCTTGCAATTTATCAAGTGCTTCTTTTTGTTCGGCACTTGTATTTGCATCAGCTTTCAATGTTTCAATCTGTGTCTCAGCATTTTGCAATTGATTTTTAAGACTGTCTCGCTCTTGCGTGATAGTGTCCAAAGCTGATTTAGTTTCATTCAAATCTTTGCCATGCAAAGTAAAAACTTCTTTAGCTTGTTCATCTGTCAATCCAAGATTGATAAGGTCATCTTTTGTAAATGGCATTTTGTCCTCCTAGTCCTTTTTGTAGGTGGCTAACCCCCACCACAAAGGTAAAATCTTATTTACTTCTTCAGTTTACCTTTGAACAAAGCGGACTTTTTACCGTTTTGAACGCACAAAAAAAGCACCTAGAAAAAATCTAGGTGCAAATAAGTAAGATAACTTACCAAATATTCAAATCTACAAATTTATCAATGATACTTTCTGCTATTTTACCTTTTTGTGTAATGTTGTATGCATTGTCAAAGGCTTTGAGCTGGTAATAGTCTTCCAAAGCTTCTGCAAAATCATCATTCAACACTCCATTTTGCAAAATTTTATCTAAATCAAAATCAGGTAAGCACTCTTTAATAAAAGCTATTTGTTTTTCGTTTAGAATTTCAACTATTTTCATTTTTCAAAACCATACTTTCTGCGAATTCTTTTTCCTGTCTTATGAGTTGTTGCAATATTCCCTGTAGATGGATTGATAACAACTGATGTATCTTTACCGATAAATTTTTGAGATGGTCTACCATACTCATCATATTTAATCTCTTTTATTTCAAGAGGATTTTTTAAAGCATCAATGATAGTTTGAGTTTCAACCTTTCGTTCAACAGCACGATCAACAAGATGTTTTGAAACGTCTTTAATTTTTATATTGTTGCTTGTTTCCATGCCTATTATAGCACTTTTCACCTCTCGTTGCTTCTCTAAAGTTTTCTTCTTAGTCCCTAACAATGATTTATTTTTTTCGTATGAATTTTGAGTTGAAAATAACCTTTCCCTCGAATAATCACGATGCAAGAAATCATGCTGATCAACATAAGCACGCATCTTTCCTTGTAAGTTTCTAAGTTTTAAGCGTTCAGATGTGATAAGTTCATCATCTCCCAGTTGACTAGCGATGTGTAGGCGCTCTTTTTGGTTTCTGATAGCACGTTCAAGTGCTCTTTGTTTGGCTTGTATACGTGCATTCTCTTCTGCTTGTTCGGGCGTTAAGTCTTTGAGATAGTCTGGGTCTTCTGGTAGCTCATTGACCCCAATAATAAAAGGTGTCAAATAATGTCCACAATGCACACCCAAACAACCACCAGCATAACCATATCCGTAGTCAGACAAAGCAAGTACCTTAACACCTTGCTCTGTATGTGTCATGCCTTCCATTGTCACTATATGACCCTGCAAAGGTGCACACATTTCTCTAGCTGTGGCTTTCTTTGAGTAGTAGTAAGTGTCAATACCCATTTCCTTAGCTGGTGCTGTGCGCATTTCGTTGTAAACTCTAAACGTTGTCGTTTTAATAATAGCTCTTGCGTACGCATCTGCTCGCCACTCTCTGCCGCCTTTATCGACAAAACCTGTAAAATTCTTCTTTTGCCATTTCATGATAGTGTCACGAATAGCTTTATCAGCTGATTTTGAACTGATAACCACTTCGGCTGCGGACTTCTCAACAATTGATTTGTATGTTTTTTGAATTGACCTAGGCAAAGTCGTATTGATAAGGTTTAAGTCACTAATCGCTTGCGATGTGTAAGCTTCAAGGCTATCTGTCACGCCGTTGGCAATATATTCACCATCTCTCCTGCCTAAATCCTCTGCAAGTTGCTGTTTAGTGTCTTTGTAAACCTTTAATCCTTCGTTAGCTATAACGTCACGTAACAAGTCCTCTGCTATACCTGTGCGCTCCGTGATAATTTTAAGATTCTCTTCGTTTAGCATGTGCATATCATTCAACTTTTGCATTTGCCAAATATATGGATTTTCTTGTAAATCAGCACTACCACGAACGATTAAACGCTTAATCATATTATCAAAGAGTTCTTGCTGCATCTGAGCGTAAATATCGCTAACTCCTTGCATCTTCAAAGAGAATTGCTGGTCATTTAAGACTGGTCTCTTACTCATCGTCTTCCTCTACTTGTTTCCTGCCATAAAGCGCTAAGTCTGCATCATTTTCTGGTGGTAATTCCCCATTGATTTCAACTAGATAGTCTTTAGCTTCCTCTTCGGACACATTCAATGTTTTTTGGATGCCTAAACGTTGTGGTGCAAAGCCTGCTGATACCATTTGCATCCAATAAGCAAGCTCTGCGTTTCGGTCTGTAAAGACACCATCGTCAAGATTGACTGAAATGTCTTCTAGCTCTGGTATTTCGCCCTTGTACAGACCTGTAGCTTTACCGAGTTCGCAAATAGATACGCATAACTCTTTAATCGATTGCTCAACAAGAGCAGCAATACTATTGCGCATTTGGTATGTGTCGCTATTCTCGCTAACTACTTCGGTAGCTGTCTTCATGCTCTTGCCGTCAAACGAGAACATGCCAGCAGACACGCCAATCTGCATCTCAAATAGTTTCAGACCTTCTGAAATGGCTGTAATGTAGTCGTTTGAGCGGATAGGTGTTGTAATGTCCTTAATGCTGTTAGCGTCCATATCACCACCGCCTAGCTGTGTATAGATGTTTTGGTCTGTCTCAAAGCGTCGTTTAAAAGTGATTGAACCATCTTCTCTCTGTGCTGTTAGCTTAGTTAATTGTTCAGGGATAATGACACGACGTTGACCCATTTTGACTTCCCACATGAACTCATCGTAAGTTCTGTTGATAAAGTCAATTGTCGTTTTAGCATTATCAAAGATAGATAGACCAAGCGGACTGTTGATGTCTTTGTTGTTCATTCCTGGAGTTTTAAGGTATGTAAACAATGGACGTGATAAGTCTTTAAACATCGTTACTGGTTCAAGGTCTGGATACAATTCAGACAAGTTCACACGTTGACCTAATGCGTCGCTGATGTCTGACTTGTAAAGCTCGTTAGTGATACGATAATAGCTTTTATCTTTCGTACTTCCTTGCTCGTTTCCGTCAGCTGTAACCCATTCGTGAAACTCTACGAGCGTGTAATACACGTTCTTTTTGCCCTCTGACTTGATTGTTTTAGTCAAGATAGCAGCATTCGACACGTCTTGCGTATTTGATTGCAACGGCAAGAAAACAGGCGCTTGAACGAATGCTACACGAATTCTATCACCGTCAACATACGGACGCATAGCAAGACCACCCAACGCCAAACCACTTTCCAAATAGCGCTCAAAATTCTTGTTAAAGCGGTCATTGTCAAGCGTGTAGCTGATGAACTCATCAACTGATTTGTTGTCCGACGTGATTTCCGCCTGCTCGTTATAAACCAAGCTAGCAATCTTCTTCGATGCTGTTCGTGCAATCGGCAAATGATTAAACTTGCGACGTTTCACATCACCCTCGCTATTGATATATTCGACGTCATCAAATTTAGATTGATAGTAAGTTAGATTGTGTTGAATACGACTGTACTCCTCTTGACTAACTGCAATTTTTGGATGATCAAGAATACTGTTTAAATTTGAAGTCTGCATGTTATACCTCCCACGATTAAAGAAATCTTTTACTTTCTGGATTAGACCCATAATGTCCTCCTAACTGTTTCCGACACGTAAACCAAGGATTTTAGCATTGTCCAAGGCAAAGTATTGTGATACGTCGCATGTGTGGTCATCTTCTTTGATGACGTTTGGATTATCTGACTGGATTGTCTTCTCATCCCAACGATACATGCGATGCTCTTCGATAAATATCTTATTGGCTTCCGTGTCTAAATAATAAAATCGTCCTTGAGCAAGCAATGACTGAAAACTGTCAATCATTGTCACTTTTTTAAGCTTGGCTACTGGATGCCAGCGAATAGCAAAGTCTAAATACATCTGGTTTCGCAATGCCCCCTCAGCACTATCGATTGTGTACTGTAGCACTTGCACTCTGTACTTATCCACAACCGAACGAGTAAAACTGTGTATGTCTTGCGATAATTGACTAGGCGCTTTCTTGACTACTTTCCCCGCTGGCGAATAGTAGTAAGTATCAAGCAATATAACATTACCTTTTGCTGTTATGCCGAATGCTCCGCAAGCTGTTGCTGATTGTTGGTGACCGCCATCAAGTGCAAACGAGATACCGACCAGCCTGTCGTTAGCTGGCAAACTATCCAGCGGATGAAACGTGCTCATGTTATATACGTTGTTTCCAAGTCCGACTGGCTCGCCCAGGTAGATATATCTGTAATAATCAAAATCGTTAGCTTTAATGCGTTCGATGTCTTTTAGCATCTGCTCAGTAACAAATCCTAACTCGTCATCAAGATAGCTAGAAGAGTGACAAAGATACTCATCACGTATTTTCATGGTTTCAAACCACTTGTTAATCCAACTGTATGGATTACGTGGCGGGTTGTAAGACCAAAAGAATTGCACGCATTTAGCTTTAGCGTGTTTTTGGCGCATGAAAGTAACGTTTGATTGGTCAAAATCTTCTTCGCTATCAAATTCGGCTGCTTCTTCGTACCAAACCGCAATAATATTCCCGATATCGTTTGATTTCAGCTTTTGGAAGTCGTCCTGACCGTAAAAATAAAACGTTGAGCCTGTTTTCTTATGAATAATCTTAAACGGACTAACAGTCGTCTTAAAACCGCCAAACACGCCATATAATTGCAATGCCCATTGTATTTTGTTAAACACGCTATCACGGATTGTATTGGCTACTTTACGAATAATAACAACGTTAGCTGTGTCGCCTTGCTTGATGTATTTAATCATCATGTATACAAGCTTTAATGCAATTACAGACGACTTAAACGAGTTACGTCCACCTTTTAAAATGTTATAAGGTTCGCTTGATATCCAAACTGGCTTAAAATGTGGATTGACATTCTTCTGTACGTTAAATACCATCGTCAACCTCCTCAGCCCACTCATCAACGATGATAATTTGCTCGTCTTGCGCCTCGTTAGCATTGACTTGTTCACGCAACTTAGTCAATTCAAGCTCTAATTTTTCGGCTTGTTTAGCAGTTGGATAACGTTTCAAAATTTCCGTAATAGCTTTGATGACTGTTGCATTATCCGCTTTCTTCCTAAGTCTTTTGACTTCGCCTGTGACTGGATTCATCATCAAAACTTCTTCGTCACGATTTCCTCTTGCGATGTCTGATAGTATACTCAACGCCTCTTCAGCATCCATGATGTTTTTCTTGTGTAATTCAGAAAGTTGATCATCAATGTACGCTCGAATTTTAGTATTTTTTAGTAGCTTATCAGCGTTAGCACCTGCGTATTTTTCAGAATATCCAGCATTAATTGCTGCTTTTGTTGCATTTCCTAGCTTGATAAATTCATCTGCAAATCGTTTCTGACGTTCATTCATTACCTCTCCTTTCACACAAAAAATCATGAGTTAAGACTCATGATTTCATTGTAATATCAAGTTAACGTGGCTTTTTACCGTTCTTTCAAGGCGTTAGCTAACAAATGTCTGTATGTAGCACGGAAATAGTTATCAAACCAGTTGTTGAGATGTTTGTATGTTCTGTTTGGACTCCTGTAGTAAATCCTTTGACTAGCACCTATCACGTTCATTGTCTCGTATACATATACCTCTTTGAGCACTCTGACAAGTGACTCATCTGTTTTTGAGATAACCTCACTTGTGACTGTGTTCAAATTGACGTAAAACGCTGCATCTTCATTGTTATTTTCCAGAAAACAGTCTTGTATCTTTTGCTCTAGGATTGTTTTCTCTGGGTTTGTTTTATCTCTCAGAAAATACCACTTCAGCCATATGATTTCTCGCCTATGTATTACAGACAATCTTTCAAACTTCGTCTTTGCCATAACTTCACCTACAAGGTTTCCATCGCTTTAATAAATTCTTCATAGCTATTCAAAACTTTATAGCGACAATCACGCACGTAAACTTCACAACCTTTATGCTCCACCCAATTACCTGTTTCTTCGTCAAAGATTTCAAATGTATCTTCCGCTATTGATATAATTTCATTTGCGTTTAATATCAGTTTGAATTCCTCAAGTTTATCTACATCATACCCTGTTATTTGACTTATCCATTTAACATCACTCACTTTGAAACCTCCTCAATTGTCAATACAAATCTGTAATAGCCTTTCTTACCACTCAAACCGCCCAACTGAAATTTAGTTGATTTAATCACGTTATCATTGTCATCAGTCCAAATTTTAGCTTCTGTCATACCATCGACTAACGCTTTAACCGTTGGATAAAGGTTTGGCGTGTCTAATCTTCGATTTGTTGGCTTATACACCGTCACAATTAAATGACATGGTCTCTCTGGACTAAAAGGTTTCATCTGCTTATCTTTCTTAGCTGTAACTTCATACATCGCTAACGCTTTAATACGTCTTGTCATGACCGCTTGCGCTTGACGATGAAATCTGTCATTGCTGTTGATAACCATGTTTTGCTTTTTAAGTTGGTATTTCTAGGCAACATGAACTCAAATTCCATGATTTACTCCGTCACAATCGCTGTTTTTCTCTTTTTCAAGAAAATCTAACTTACCCTTAAGCCTTTGAATCTCCGCTTCTCGTTTTCCTTTTTGAACGGCTGGATTATAGTTCAAGTCTCTTACTTCGTCACCAAACATGTCAAGGTTCTTATTCAGCATTCTTGTACGCTCGAATAATTCGTCAATCTTTTTAGCCTGAACATTGACTAACCAAATGTTCACGACACCAAACACAGTAACAACCACCGCAAAAAACATTTCTTTCATTTCGCTTCCTCCACAAGCTCTGGATTTTCGTAAATATTGCCTACAACTTCAAACGTGTTCCAATACTTATCTTTTAATTCTTCAAACGTCATATCAATACCGTTTGATTTAGTAGGAAGATAAGCAATGCCATACATGCCATAGCTTTTATCGTATTGAACAATGCCTTCAAAACCATCGCTGTCTCTAATAACATCATTCTCAAATACTTCTTTTCCATTCTTATCAATCAAACCTGTTGATTGCATGAGTTCGCTACAATATCCAGTATCAGCATCAGCTTTTAAGAAACAAAACAAATCTGACAAGTCCTCATAATCACTTGTTGTTATCATCATGCATTCAACTTTATCATATACTCTAAATTTTGGTATCGTCATCTTTATCCTCCCAATTGTCAAATAGTAAATAAATAGCTATTTCACATTGTTCTAAGCCAGACCCTTGGCTTTCCCATTCTTTAAATTCTTTTGATTTAGGCAACCAGTCTTTAGAAGCTCCCCAATCATAATCATCTGGCTTTTCGTTGCTAAAAATACAATCTAAACAACCTACGAGTGTCATTCCGTCTTCGAACATTTCAGCAAAATAGTCCGCACGGTCTTTAACCGCTTTTGGAAAAGTGTGCTTTGGCGGCTCTACCTTGCCATCTTTAACATTCCAAGCATAAATGCCATCCCATTTTTCTTTTAAAGCATCAATTGACATAATTAGACCTCCAACTCCTCAATAGAAACATAACCAACATCTCTTAGTCTCTCTATTTCTTTATCTAATTCGCTATCAAACACAAAAGTTTTCTTGATTGACCTTGTTTTTTTATGCTTACTGCAAGAACACTGTAGTCTTGTATATAACTTAATATCTTGACCATAAGCTGAATAAGTCATAACATAATAGCCGACTTTCTTATAAATGTGCTTATGGACTGATTTGATTCCTAACATCCTTTCAACCTCACCTCAATTCTACTCCTCTACAATCGTAATGTTGTATCCTATGATTTTTCGCCCGTCAGTAGTCTCGATTTTGGTTCTTCTCTCAAAGAAAGAATAATCTTTTACCTCCACACGCTCCCAGCCACAATTTCTGTTGTCGTTAGGTATATAAGCATATACGCCGTGACTAGACGCGTTGCTACTCTCCGAACAGCCATTCAAGCCTATTACAGCTAACGCTAAGCCTACTAGCACTATTAATTTTTTATTCATAATCATAATTACCTCCCCAACTATCAGCGTAATACACAATCACTTGATTTTCTTCTAAAAGCTTAATTTGTGCCTTAGCATCTTTGAGTTCAGTCTTTAACTCTGTCATTTCGGACTTGCTTTCATGCCTGCCAATGTCGTATCCAACAGCGATGCACATAAACGCTGCTAGCATAACGACTAGCCCAATTATTAAATTTTCACTTTCCATAATCGCCTCCTAAATAATCAAAGATAGCTGTTTATTAGCTTGTTCAATCTCTAAACGTAAATTTGTTTGTGGTTGCCATTGTTGCCAATAATCGTAAGCACGCTCAATGTCTTTCTTTTTCAACAAGTCATAGCGTGGAATTTTGAACAACTCTTTAAAATCTCTGGCTGCTTGACAAAACACTTTCTGTCTCAATTTGCTATCAGAATATGCTGGCGCATCATAACCACCCAAACATTTAACGACTGCTTTGTTACGTTCTTTAGTCAAATCCTGGTTGATTGACGGATTGACTGGTTGTTCTTCTTTCAAATAAACAATGTCATCACGCATTACAGCTTGTTCTTTCTTGATTTCTTTCTGCGTTTGGAACAGTTGAATAAACGCATCCTCTGGGCTGAGCGCTGTTTGTGTTGGTGCCACATAGCTACCGTGTTTTCTAATGGCCGGAAGTACCTCACTTGTCACCCAGCGTCTAAATGCTTTAGCTTTCTTCATCTTGCTTTCGATTACAAGCGAATACAGACCAGACTCATTAATCATAACGGGTCTTTGTTTTCTTCCGATGGCGTCACGAATTGTTACCTCATCCGTTTTATCCTCATCGTCTACATGGTCTCTGATAGCTTTTCTTGAGTTAGTGTAGCCTAAAACCTCTGCTACATCTTTTCCGACGAAATAAACCATGCCGTCAATTTCAAGTGTGCGAACTTGACCAAATTCTTCGTTGTTAAATACTTGTACATCCATCATTTAAAGACCTCCTCACCATTTCGAAGCATATTGTTAGCTAACACATAACTTGTGATTTTTCGCTGCGTTTCTGGATCTTGATAATAATTTAAAGTTGCTTGATAAGCTTTCTTAGCTGCTGTAATTTTTTTGTTTGCATAAACTGTGAATAAACATAAGTAAGTAACGCATAAAACTGCGAATAATAATACAATAAATTGCTCTTGTGTCATTTGTTTTTCTCCTCGAAATGTCTTGTTACTGTTTTAAAAATGTCTAGCAATAGCTTCTGTGGAATATTTGAACGCTCATTATAAGATTTTGAAAAATACTTCCATTCAATCTCCTGTTTAATAATGTCATTCTTTAAATTCAAATTGATATTGCTAGCGAACTTTGTTGGTTTCTGTAGTGGATAATCGTAATTGTTGTATCTTGTCATATTGAGATAAGGCAATTTAAAACCCATAACATCCTCAATATACTTCCAAATCCGACCACTTGCTGGGTTCTCGATGATAAAGTAAGATGGTTCATAACGTTTGATAATTTCAATTGTGTTAAATACTGTTAATTCACCATTCACACGCTTCATGAATTGACGATTATAACGATAATTGATATATGCCTGTTCATAGTCTGAACGATTGCGAATAGTAAACATGCTAGCCTCACGCTGTGGAGCGAATAAGCTATCCATTGAAAAATCTTCTTGTTTCCAACAAGCATTACCCTCCGCCATCGCGCTAGCGTTAGACCAGCTTTCACAAGGTGGACTAGCTATAATCAAATCTGGTTTTGGGAGTTTATCCAACGTATTAAATAGCGTGTTATCGCCAAACAGACGTTTGTAATCTGCTAAATCTAACTCAATGAAATGGCTGTTTTTATGCTCAATATCAATGCCAATCGGATAAACATCAATATTTGCTTCTTCCGCTTCATTTAGCGTTTTAATCGCTTTAGTATATGAACCGTTACCGCTATCGAAAAGAGCCCAAACAATCATTTTTTTCAATCGCTTTTTTCCTCCTCGAACATCTCTTCAAATTCTCGTGTAATATTTCTCATTCCAAAAGCCTCATCGGCTCTAAAATAAAAATCTTTGTTGTTTGTTCTTTTCAAATACAATCTTTTGCTACAAGCTGGACAAGAAACAGACTTCCTGTGATTTTTAATCTTCAAGACTGTGTACATCCCACAAAACGGGCACATAATCTCTGCTTTAACTAGTTCTTCTTTCATGGTGCACCTCTAAAACGGTAAGTCTTCTTCGCTAATGTCCATCGGATTTGCGTTCCCAAAATTTCGGCTAAAATCAGGATTAGTCTGCATTGATTGACCTTGGAAAAAGCTTGTCTGTTGCCCTTGTGGTTGTCCAAAATTCCCTTGATTTGGATTTTGATAGCCGTTATTCGCATTTTGCGGCTGTTGATTTTGAAAATTACCGCTATTTTGGAAATTACCTTGGTTTTGATAACCTTGATTTTGCCCAAAATTGCCATTGTTACCATTATTTTGATTTTGAGCTGGTGCATATCCATTAATTGCATCGATGATAATTTGTGGATATTTATTGCCTTCGTGCTCATTTTGACGATAGCGACCTGTGATAGTTACCAAATTTCCGACATTGTCATACAGGACATTTCCTAGCTCACCGAAAGCAATTACTTTGATGTAGCCATGTTTATAATTACCATCTTCGCCTTTACCATTTGCAAAGCTCATGCTTGCAGTCGTAAAGTTTTGATCGTGCTTGTTGTATTCGTTATTAAAGTTGATATAACCTTTATTTGTTACTTCCATTGTCGTCCTCTTTCTCATTTCTTATGCTGCTTGTGAATAATAGCGCCAAGAACATCCATGGCGGATTTTTAAAATAAACAGCGATAAATGCACATATAAGCAAAGCACCCACATCATGCAATATCCAAGCTAACCACATCATTCAACTTCCTCCACTTCTCTAACTTCCAGCTCATGCACACCAAATTTTAAAAGCGGTGCATATCTCTCGTTAAATTTAATCGCTGCTGCATATGGATTAGAAGCCTCAACTTCTGCTCCTAAATCCAAGCTTGCAATTTTACCGCTGACATAATACTTTTTCATATTTTCACTCCTTGATGTCTTCTGATTTGACAAATACACCGTTCACCATTCGACCTGTACGCCCTTTGATTTCATTCCAAGCAAGCTCAAAACATTCAATCGTGCTAGTGTTTTCTTCCACTGCGATAGCATCTAAAACATCAGCTAAATGTACAATACTGCGCTCAATTATCATTTTTTGAAAACTCGCTTCATACCTACCGCCATTAATTGTTAATACGCTAGCAATACGACCAATTTCTACCGTACCTAGCAACAATAATTTATCAGTAGAAGCACCAAATAATCCTATTTGTTCTGGTACATCTTTGTAAAGGTTTGCATCAACTAGTTTATTAATATCTTTCAAATCCATTTGTTGACCTAAGATAATTAATACAACTAACACATCACCGATGCTATCTTTAAGCTGTTCAGGATTGCTCTTAGCTTTTGCTTGATTAAGCTCTCCCCACTCTTCGCTTAATTTTTGCATTTGCTTGATTGGTTCAGCTTTATCCAATCCTTTAGCAATAGACCACGCTTTGACATTTTCGACTAATTCATTAAATTTCATTGTTTTCCACTTTTTCTTCTAACTCTTGATATTTGATACCATTCATATCTAAGAAATCTTTAAACATCTTAGCTTGTTTTTCACCTTTTGGAAAAATCAATCGCAAATCATATGCTACTGCCTTATTCTCAATTTTTGGTTCATTTTCGGACGTGTTTTGAGTTTCAGGTGTAATTGTATTACTCTCTAAAATTTCGCCTGTTTCGGCGTTATATGCCTTAATTTGAGAGTTGGCATTTTCTTGCGCTAGACGTTCAATTTCCGCCTTGCGTTCTGCCTCAGCTTTAGCTCGTGCTTCTGCCTGCTCTTTACGTAAAACAATAGCATCTCTGTCTGATTTCATGATTTTAAGCACATCTACAAGCGTTTTACCATCTTCAAGATAGCGAACATAAGCATCTGGAAGTAGTTCATAATCTTTAGCTTGTTCAATGATTGTCTCTTTGCTTTCTTCGAACTCACGAACCGCTTTGTATTCGTCTAAAACAATCTGATCAATTTCCTCAAGCGTTGCTGTTTTAAGTTCAAATTTGCCTGCTTTAAAGTATTTCTTCAAGCTGTATGAGTCGTATTTATCCTCAAATGTTGACTTATCCAATTGAGCTAGCTCACATTTCTCTTCGAAAGCAGCACGTACTGCGTCAACTCGTAGCAATCGTTCCTGTTCATCGATTGCACTTAAGCCTTCTGTCATTTTTTTGGTCACTTCATCAATTGGCGCTAATACTTTTTCTTTATACCACGCTTCAAAATCGTT